ATTGAGGGGCAATTCAATATATGCACTTTTGTAAAAAAACACAAAAGCCTTGGTTCACAGCGATTTTTAAGAAATGGAATGATACGGTGAAGTGGTAAAAGTATGGTAATATTGCGGTGGAAAAGCGCGGTTTTAAACGAGTCTGAAGGCACTTTCGCGGAAAACTGATGGTTAAAGCAAAAGTGCTTATTTTGTTCTGCAAAATGATAACAAAGCGTTATCATCAATATACGCACTTTTAACAGTTGAAAATGATAACGAAAAGTGCGTATATTGAAACAGCAAATTTTGGGCGCGTTTTAACGGTTTTTTTAACTCCTCTTCAAGGTCAAATTTCCAAAAATTTGGAGTTTCTCAAACTCTCCGAGGGTTCGTTCTATGTCTCCTGTTAAGTCTCCGAGGTAGGCTTCAAACTCGTAATTTTGCGTGTGATAGTTGATAACCGGTTCGTCAATAATGTTCTCGGATACGAAGCGTAGAGGAGAGGTTTTTCCCAATCGTGTTCCTTCGAGTATTTCCTGCAGGGTTATGTGGTACAAAAAACGTTTCATGCCTTCTGTTCTATGTGTGGATACGCTGGATGCGTCGGGTAGTTCGTCGGTAACAACATGCAGGGTAAAGCTTATCAGGCGGGGTTTGTTCCAGCCTTGACCTTGCATGCTATAGTCGACAAAAATGGCAGGCGTGGAATAGTACTCGTAAAGTTCAGGCTGAAAAGGTTGAGAGCGATATATGTCTATAAAAAAATCGGAAGGCAGTCTACGTCTCTCGAAAAGTTCGTGACTGTCTGCTATTTTTTTGTAAAAGTGGAAAAGAGGTTGTAACATAAGATTAAGATTTTAAAGCCCGCGTAAATTCTGCGGCGATGTGTAATTCGATACGTCTGCTTAAGGTGTAGCTTCCCCCAATAAAAGGGCGTGCAGGCAGGTTGAAGTTCTGTTTTCTGCTGTGTGCGGATACTGTATGGCTTTTTACGATCTCTTTACGGCCTTTTCGGGATCTGCTGTGTGCTGCGCGTTTGTGTGCTTTTACGGAAACGGTTCTCGTGCCTTTTGCTCCTTCGTTGTGCGCTTTTGCATAAGGCACGTCAGTTCCGATGACGACCTGTGTTGGTGTTGCCGAAATCTTCCTGATGCTGCGTTTTAGTCTTCCGGTGTCGACGAGTAGAGTCTGGCTTCTTCCTCCGGGCCTTTTCCTTTTTCGTGGCTTCCATACTTCCTTTGTCTGATCGAGCCAGGCCTGATCACGGAAACGTTCTTTGCTGAAGTTTACTGCAATGGCTGCAACTGTATTGGGTATCTTTCGGCTGGCATTGGATAGCGCTTCGAGTTTTCGGGTAAAATCCCGCATGTCTACTTTATTTCTCATTTTTATTGAGCGATTTCGGCACTTCGGACTACGCGCATAAACATCTCGTTGATGCGTTTTTCCAGTTCTTCGATGCTTAGATTATTAATGCTTTGATGTGTGGGTGAGAATTGCTTGATAAAAGAGTCTATGTTTATCGTGATGTTCTTCGTTTGACTGCCCCCGCTTATTTTTCGGGCATCCTCGCCTCCGGTAGGCGTGTTGAAGTTTTTGGGGATTGTCCCGCCTTCCGGCACTCCGGAGAAATCTCCGGATTCAGGATCGTTGCTGTCGCTTTTAATGATGATGCGTTGCTTTATTTCGTCAAGATCCGGCATTTTAAAATTTTCGATGCGCTCTTTTAGGCCAGATATATTGAAGCTTGCCAAGTCGAGAAGGAGTCCTCCGATTTCAGAGAGCAGCTCCTTTATGTATATAAGGTATGGGCGGATGATTTTGTAGATACCGGATATCCCGCTCTCGATACCGAGTAGCTTGCGGACAAATACATCTTCTATGAGAGCGCCCAACCCGGTTATGTATCTCCATAGCTCTTTAATTATATGTATCATTGTTTTGGCAGGAATTATAGCCAGGTTGAAAGCTACAGAGAAAATGCTGCCCAAGGCAGATACTACATCCTGGAGAAACTGACTATTTCGATAAAGTTCTTTCACGTAGTTTATAAGCCCTAAAATTTTGTTTCCGACCACTTCTACAATAGGTATAAAGAGTTGCCCGAATCGGATTGCTGCCGCCTTAATGCTGTTCATTATTATTTTCCAGCTATCGAGGGGTGTTTTGGCGTCCTCGTAGGCTTTGTTAAGTGCTCCTTGCGAGTTGGTTGTTGCGTTTATTGTTTTCTCCAGTCCGGCTACGTCTTGCATCATGGTGGAAAATCCTACTGTCGCCATTTTGTCGAGACCGAGTTTGTCGAGCTTTAGCATGCGATCTTTGTCGGAGAGTCCTTCCATCGACTTGTTTAAGTCTTTGATAATGTCGAGCAGAGGTCGCATTTTCCGAGTTTGCTTGTCGTAGATGTCTATCCCGATCGATTTAAATCCGCTGACGTATTTCCCAGTTGACTTGTCCAGTTCTCCGAGTGCGATTCGTTGCGAGGATAGAGCATTCATGATGCCCTGTAGTGCTGTGGTGGATTGTTCTGCAGATAGTTTTGTTGTGAGTGAGGCGTAAGCTCCAGCCGTCTCCTCAAGTTCGAACCCTGCGTTTCGGGCTAATGGTATAACTTTAGGCAGATATTGTGCAATATCTCTAAATTCTGCGTTCCCCTCTTTTACAGTCTCGAAGAGAATGTCGTAAACTCGAGTTGCAGCCTTTCCGGAGGACATCATAACCGATACGGCAGCAGAGGCTACTGTTTCTGTGTCTGTAAATCCGGCTTTGGCTGCCCGTAGTGTTGGCTCGAGGGTTTTCAGAGAATCGTTTACGCTCAGTCCTGCAGATATGATGCGGTTAAAGGCCTTGGGGATTTCTTCAAGCGGAGCCACGTTGCGGCTCCCGATTTCAAGGAGTTTGTCGGATAGCCTGTCGAGCTGTTCGGGGGTTTGCTCGGCTGTTACATTTATCTGGGCCATTTGCGCCTTCCATTCCAATGCCATGCCTGTGGCCTTGACTGTTGCTGCTCCGAAAGCGAGCGCTGCTGCTGCCGCGGCGCCGTATGGATTGGCAAGGAGGCCCAGAGCACGCGAGGCTCCGGGGATTTCCTCTTTTATTGTATCAAAGAGTTGAACATTGCTTGCTTTTAAGCTGTTTAGCTTCCCTTGCATATCTCCTACAGCGCTATTTACCTGCTGTTTCGCTTTGCTAAGTCCGGCGCGAAGGTTATTTTGCAGGTCGATTAATAATTTAAGTTTTGCTGTTCCTGACATTATTTTTTGTTAAAATTTTTGCTGCTCAGAAAAATATTGTATCTTTGTGGCGTCCAGGCTTGCGGGCCAGGGCTCCCAAGGGAGGCGGTGATTTCGGTTACTGCCTCCCTTGCTTTTTGTAAAGTCGTAGTTCTGTTTCATTTAACAGGTATATTTTTGCATCTGTATCTGCATAATATTGTTTTATATGACCGTTTACAATGCGATAAGCATCGTCTATGCTGACTCCGGACGGTATATGTATGAATACTGTGTCGGCCTGCTTTATGCCATGCTCTATGGCGTGCTGTATAGATCGCTTGCTTCCTCCCGGGACTTCAATTTCGGCCAGACTCTCATTTATTTTGATGTCCGGGTTTTTTAATGGGAATTTCTGCAGGTATTCTTTTGGTAAAAATCTACTCCTTATCTCGGCATCTTTTTCTTCTATGATCGGCATTATCTGTATCCGGGCATCCGGTTTGTATTTAAGAAGCAGGTCGACTGCATCTATGTTTTTTTTCAGCTCTTTTTCTCCGTGTAGTGGATGTATATCTACCAGTTTATCGTCTCCAAAATCCCAGGTTAAGAAGGTGTTTTCCGGAGGTAGCCAGGCGATGGATTTTCGAAGTTCGGACTTAGGGATACCAACGTAGTAAGGATGATTCTTTGGAAAGATGATCCCGGTTTTCGCAAAGTTTGTTTGAAACATCGACGGAACAGGTGATGCCGGCAGGTTCTCGGTGATTCGTCCCTGTCCGCGAGGGGACTGTAGGGCCTCGCAGCGACATCCCCATCCGTTCGGCGGGTAATGGGTGTCCCAAAATTCGTCGTCTATGGGTCGAATGATCCCATCGAGCACTTGGTGTGATGCTCGCACATGATCGTCACCGACAGTTTGATACTTGAGGTTTGGGATGCTGTCTGCATCGCGTTGAAACTCTACCCATCGGGCCGCAGATGTAGCCCCGGCTACACTCGAGTTATATTCTGTGCGCATCCAGGTTTTGTTGTATTTTACCCCGGTTTCTTCTACGGCTTTTACATAATCGTCCCACTCCCGGAGTTTGCCTTCTTCGTTACGAAGCGCAAGGGTCATGTCGCGTAATTGTTGGTAGTTTTTGGCTGCACTGAACTGCCAAACATCGCGCGTAAGGCGCGTGATCATCTCGGCATCAGAGGTACTGAAGTCGCTTTTCGCAGCCCGGTAGTCCTCGCTGACACGACCGGAAAGGAGACGTCCTGTTGATAGCAATATGCTATCTCCCGGGGCTTTACCGGAAAATACTTGCTCAATGGTTTCTTTGAAGGCTCTTTCCATGTCGCGATCGTAGTTTTCTGGCAAACCCTCGGAGGCCACAGGTTGCGATCTGCGGCAATTCGGGCAAATGTCGGCATATAACAGGGAAGCCAACCGTGCCGCTGGTTGCTTCCCTATCGAAAATTTGCGGCAAATCCCTCCTGTTTCGGCTCTTTTTTCCCGATTATTTTGAGATTAAAGCGCTTTTCGATATCAGTTGTGTCAAGGTCAAAATGATTCAGGGCTTCGTTGGTTATCTTCCACTCTTGTTCTATACTGAGGGATTCTGTTTCGTCGAAGCTAAACTTCATTTTTGTGTTGTCGAAAGGTAACCCGAAGCGCTGCAAAATCGGGAAAAGATGATCGTTTATGATAAAAGCAACCATGCGGCGGTCTGTTCGTGCGATCTTATCATCGAGTGATTCGGCGTGTACTTCCGTTTGCGACCGGTTTGCACCTTCATCGACCATTGTGGTAGAACTGAGGAAGCGTTTTGATACCTGGTTGTCGTGAAACTTTGCAGGATCGAGGTAAACCTTCTCAGGATTGCCGGCATTCGAGAGAGAATGTACCTGTATTTGCGATCCGAGCGGTAGCACTCCCGTTCCCGCTTCTCCTAATTCGCGCAGCGCTTTATGTATCCGTTGCGCATCAGCTCGGTTGGCTGTCATGGCGGTTATGAGGGGCATCCCGAAGCGCTCGGAAAACTCTGCATCGGACTGTAGGAGGTTGCGCTTCCAAATTAGGTTTGGAACGATATCATTGATGATTCCAAAATCTGAGCTGTGGAGTATTTCGATAACATCCTGCTCGGCAGAATAATCAATGTATCTGTCGCCGTCTGCCTCAAGGTAAACTCTTTTTAGTTGTGTGCAGACGTTCCGGCGCGGTATCTTGTCGAAACTGATATTTTCCCCTTCTCGTTTATACTGCAGCAGGGTGTGATGAAAATATGTTGCTTCGAGGTATTGTTGTATCGAATCGAAAAACCATTTTTTTTGGAGCAGGTTTGTTTGTTCTTCGAGACTCTCGCCTTTCAGGTCTGTAACATAAAAAGGGTGATTGAGCGTGGCCGAAGATCGCAGTTCCATAACAGACCCGAGGTGTCCGTCGGTGAGCAGATCGGAAAAGATATCCTGCAACAGAAACCAGCGAGGATTCTCCGTGTCCTCGGCTGCGAGCATCCCTCGGCGCCACTTTCGGATGTCTTTTCGACTCCGGTCTTTTACTTGTTGTATTACTTGAAGGATAATTTCTGCAGATGCGCTTTTGTTTTGTTTTGACATTTTAAAAATCGTTTAAAAAATTACCATTTGTGATTTTCAGGCTTACGACTGGACAGTAAGAAATCGCTGTAGGCGTCCCCTGTTTTATCGTCGATAAGCTCGGGCAAATCGGCTGTTGTTTCTCCGTTTCCTACATCCTTCAGCCAGTCGATGGCATCCTGGTAACGCTGTGACCGGTGCTCCGGAACGTCTTTGGATCCTGTTTGGCTGTAAAGATGATACAAGGCAATATCAACTGTGATGGTTACGATCCACTGATCTCGATTATCCTCGGAGGTGGCCTCTTTGAAAATTTCTGCACAGTTATAGCGCTTGCCTATTCGGTTCCGTATCTGTGCGATGGCCGTCTGCTCGGCCCGGATTAGTTTTTCCGAGTTAAACCAGCCCGCCTCGTTCGAAGTGATAAGGCGTATTATTTCGGCTTTGATCTGCATTGCGTAGTCGGATTCTTTTATAAATCGTGCCATCTTTTTTTTATTTTCTTGTTCATAAATACCGGATGTGTGTTTTGATGCGTAAGGCTATCGTACAGGCAATGCTTCGAGAGGATTCCCGTTTCGGTTTTGGGGTCGATTATTCCGCGATGCTTTAGCAAATTGATGTTTTCTTTGCATAGACACAGATAGCGTCCGTTTTTTCCATGGAAAACGCGAAACCGTCTACCGGTTTGGGCTCTTAGTTCTTCGGCCAGCTGACAGGCTTTCCTGAAACGACAGAAATTAACATGTAAGCTTAGTTTCGCCCAAGTGCGACCGAGCAGATAAATAGGGTTTAATTTTTTCATTTTCTTAAAATCTATCTTTTTCAAATGTTGAACGTGGTGTCGTTATAATGTCAAATTTTCCTATAAAAGAGAGCTGGTTTACTTCTGTTATGGCCCCGTGCAGGGCGTCGAGAAAGTCAAGCGGTATCTTGGCTCCTTTCTCGAAGGCAAGATATGTTTCTTGCGCCAGGACGGTGTCGGAATTATCCTTTTCCGCTTCATTCCAGAATACGTTTCGGCGTTGGAAATAGCCGGACATGCTCTCGATACGTCCTTCTTTGTCGCTCTTGGGGCGCTTCGATGCTACAATGGGTATATAATACCCTCGGTTGTCGCCTTCCTCGTCAAAATCGTTTGAAAATTCGGACATGGCGAAAAGGCCCTCAAACATATACTGTATGGATTTTCCGCTTAGTTTCTTGTCTTCGAATGTGTCGTAAAGCCATATCGCTGCATCGGCCCGCGAAGTTTGTCTGAAGAAAGTATGCAGGATGTGAAAATCTCGTCCTATTTTTCCAAGAAAAACAATGGATTTGTGGCAGGCCTCGTCTTGCCACGACAAGTCTCCGTATGCAACTATAGCATCGTATTTGTCGTAAGGAAGTATTTTGGTAAACTGAATCCATTCTGCCTTGAAGATTTTGCCTTCGGCTATGTGTGTATTCATGAACTCGCGCATGAAAGACCTGTAAGGCATGTCCTCAAACTTGCGACGCCAGTATTCGGCACTGGTTTTCTCGGGCCAGTTGGGTTCGAAGCTGTTTATGTCTTTTACGGCATCGACACGGAGATGGAAAAAGTTATGTTTGCGACCTTTCTCTTTCGCCTCTTTTATTTTCTGCTTGAAGTAACATACAAGTCGGTTTGTTATCGAGTTCTTGTGAAAGTTGTTATTGGCATAAATGAAACGCTCTACGGCGTCTTCGTCGGCATCGAAAAGACCCCATATTTCTTCAGTTATGTAATCTGTTCCTTCGCTCATCAGATCGCTGTTCTTAATATGCTTCTTGTTGTCGATATCGTCGACAGCTATATAATCCGGCCGATCTTCTCCCTCGCGGGCTCCCCGGGGATTCATACCGAAACCTATAGCCATGAAGCGTACGCCGTCGGCAGTTAAAAACTCGCCTTCCGCCCAGTCCCCTTGACGGAACTTGGATCCATAGTCGTTTATGATGCGGTGGTTATGCTCAAGCTGTGCCTGTATTCCGGAAAGGAGCTTCTTGGCTTTGGGATGCGTCTCTCCGACAAGCATCATAAATTTGAGCTCCCCGATAGCAAGATATAGATACATGGGTATTCCCAGGTCGATGTGTACGGATTTTCCGGAGGATCGGTAGGCTTCCATCAGAGCCTTTATTTTCTTATTCTTTATAATAGCATTGGCCAGTTTTTTGTGGAAGGCAGCTGATTTTTTCTTTGCATAATTCGGAAAATAATACTCAAACCAGCGTATATAGTCCTTCTCGAGCAGGGAAATGCGCTTTATTTTGTCCGCATGATTCTCGTTGATGTCTATTGATGTGGCCTTGGCGATACGCAAACAGTGTTTGTCGTAGTCCGAGAGTAATTTTATATAGCTGCTTTTTCCTGCCATTTTTATCCTTCCTGATTGATTTTGTCTTGCAAGAAAAGTTTATGATATTTCGTAAACTGATAGGCGGTTTTGGGTTCTATCCCTGCCATCCAGTTGTCGAATTCTACGAATACATCGCGGAATACTTCGGGGGATAGTTTCTTGCTCATGTAGTCGTATGCTTTCATGATTTTGCTAAGCGAGTCTGCGTCTATAGGGCGCAATGGATTTCCGTCTTTATCGAGTCGCTGTTCGCCCTTGGCTATTCGTGTGGCTTCTTGCATGAGGATTTTACGCAACTCCGTGGGGCCTGTTTGTAGTAGCTCCCGGGTTTCTTCCCAATTCCCATTATCGCGCCACTTGTAGATGGTTTTTATGTTGCGCCCCAGCTCCTCCGCTATGGCCTGGGGAGACATCCCGCGTTCTACAAAAAGCATCTCTGCGAGGTTGATTTCTGCTTGTGAGGCTTCCTTCTGTCGTGTTGTTGTTCTTTTTGCCATTTTTAACTGTTTTTTACAGACAAAAATAAAAATAAGGGAGGGATTTTCGGTCTTGGGCAATAAAGCGGCTTTATGATTTTATAAAGCCACTTTATAATTCTATAAAGCGGCTTTATAACTTTTTTGGTTTGTCAAAAATCCTCTTATAGTTTTGCGGCATCGAATTGCAGTGTATAGCAAGGTTGCTTATCTGTCTCATTTCCGAGTGTTTGGAGGTTCGACCCCTCCCGCTGCAACAAAACCTGAAAGAGAGATGGAGCACCTGAAAGGCGGCTTTGACTGATTGCAAGCAGTCCGATTCGCTTTCTGTGAAGTACAAGCAGATAGGGTGCTCCTTAGATGTAAAATTTAATTAAAATGAAATACAGAAAATTAACACCTAAACATGCCGAGTCTCGTCTTTACGGAAACATCGGAACATGGTTCACGAATGGCGATACCTTCAGCTCCTTTCTTGAACAACTGGAGGCTGAGGGTTTCGAACAACTGACATTGCGGATGCACTGTTACGGCGGGTCTGTATTCGAGGGAAATGTGATGGGTAACGCCCTGAGCAGATCCTCGATGAAAATAAACGTCGTAATCGACGGTCTGGCTGCTTCAATGGGTTGCTTTATTCTTAGCTCGCTGCCTCGTGAGCAGGTTGTTATTGCATCAAATGGCTTTGGTATGGTACATCGTCCGGTTTCCTTTGCCGGAGGTGATGCGGATGACCATGTTGGTGAGGCGAAATTGCTGCGCGACATGGAAAACAACTTTATCGAAACCGTGTCGCAGCGAACGGGAAAGACTAAATCAGAGGTGAAAAAGATGTGGTTTGATGGCAAAGATCATTGGTTGAATGCTGAAGAGATGGTGAGTTTCGGTTTCGCCTCGGCAACGGTGTCCCCGGTTGCAAAATCTATGCAGGAACTGGATAAGGATATCCTGGAGAATGCCGGCATGGAAGACATTTACGCCCGCTTTGAAGCGGCCCTTAAGGATGGCAGTAATATGCACAAAAATAACAACTTAAAACAAAAGAAAATGAATGTAGCATTATGGATTTCGGCCTTTGGTTTACAGGGCCTTACAGCGGAAAGTACAGAGGAGTCCGTTGTCGCCGCTTTGCAGGCGAAGCTAAAAGAACAAAACGATCGCATTGCTGCGCTGGAAAGTGAAGCAAAAGCGAGGGACGAACAAGCTCTCGAAAGCGAGCTCGACACCGCGGAAGCACAGAGGAAATTCGACGGCGTTCCGGGGAGAACAGCGGCTCAGGTACGTGCGTCTTACAAAGAAATTGGAGAAAAAGTCGGTCTTGAGGCAATGAAAACAGCCCTCGCTGGTATTCGCAGCAAATCGAGTATTGTTTCGCAAATTTCAGGAGGAAAAGGAGCTTCAGCTGCATCCGAAAAGAACTGGAGTTGGTATCAGGAAAATGATCCAAGAGCCCTCGAAAAAATGGTCGAAAGTGATCCCGAAACCTTTCGGGAGCTCTACAAGGCTGAATTTGGAAATTATCCGGCAGAGTAAAAAAGCATCATAAATTTAACGTAAAAACAAAAAATAGAAATGAAAACTAAATTCGCATTTAAAACAATTATGTCGCTTGCCTTTGCAGCGATTATGGGATCTGTGTTGTCAGCGGCGGCCGCTTTGCCCGCCCTCCCCGTGATAGGTGGGCTTGCGGTCGTCTCTTTTGTTCCTAATCTTTTGCCTTCCGGCGTAGCCTTTGCGGGTGTTTATACGGAGGTTTGGACAAATGAAGTAATAAAGGCTTTTCAGATCGGGTTAAAAGACACCTTCTTGGACGGGGTGCGGGATTATTCGCGCTATGTGGTCGGAGACGATGAGGCGCAGGTGATACATTCGACCTACTTCGGTGTAGAGCCTGATGTTTTAATTAACAATACAACTTATCCGATTGCTGTTCAGGAGTTAAATGGAAGTGATATCGCTATTAGTCTTGATAAATATCAAACCAAGGCAACTCCGGTGACTGATGACGAGCTTTACGCCTTGTCTTATGATAAAATGGCGCTCGTTAAAGGTGCGCACGCCGATGCCCTGGTGCGAAATCGTCTTAAGAAAGCGGCTCATGCTTTTTCCCCGGACGGACATACGGACGAAACTCCGGTTATACTTACCACCGGCGAGATCGTAAATGGTCGCAAACGCATGAAATGGGATGACATTGTATCTCTTAGACAATCTTATTCCGACGCCGGTATCGAAATAGACGGCTTGCGTTTAGTGCTCTGTGCTGACCATGTTAATGACCTTCTGTTGCATGATACGGCTTTCCAAAAGACTTATGTAAACTTCAAGAGCGGTACAATAACGAATCAGCTTGGTTTCGAGTTCCGCGAATTTTCAGCTAACCCCTACTACACAGTTTCGACAAAGAAAAAACTGAGCTTTGGGGCGGTACCCAACTCCGGAACCGATTCGCAGGCTTCCTTTGCTTTCCCTGTGCACAAGGCGGGCAAGGCTAACGGAAAGACGAAGATGTACTTCTCAGAAGCTAAAAACGATCCATTGAATCAGCGCAATCTCGTGAACTTCCGCAATTACTTTATCGCACTTCCTCTTATGAAAAAAGGATTCTCCGCAATCGTTTCCGCGAAAGGATAAATGGATCGACCCGGCTTCCTTTGGCGGTTGCCGGGTCGTTGTTCAAAGTCTTTTTAAAAACATTTTAAATTTTAAACACAATGAAAGTATCTAAAGAAATAAAAGAAAAAGCCCTGACCCTTGGCCGCAAACATAAGGCCTCTCTGGTCTTTGTAAACGAAATGGGCGAGGTGTTTACAGAGGAACAGTATGCAAGAGCATCTGTGGGCGGCGATAAGGGCAAATATGCAAAAATTGAAGTTGCTGCGTCGGATGCTTACGACGAAGTTGACGAAACACTCAAGGGGAGAAAGTCTAAATCATCTAAAAAGGAGGCTGATCAGGGCAAAAATAAGGACTCCGGAATTGATGAAATTACCGAGGGCGATCAGGATTCTAAAGGAAATGGGACTCCCGGATCGAGCAAAACAGGAGAGGAAGAAGAATAATCATCCGCAAGCGGAACAATTAGAAAAATTATGAGCTTACGTGGAGTAACAATTAAAGAAGGCGGCATCGGCTCGAATGTTTCGAGTGACAGTCGCGAATTCGGTCTCGTTGCCGGAGCTGTAGCTTCGGGCGAGCTGCAACACGGAAAGGTTTTGACCTTCCGGCGTCTGGCTGACGCCGAAGCACTGGGTATCACGGATGAGTACGACAAGAAAAACGATGTGCGTCTTTCCAGGCACGTAAAAGAATTTTATCGCCTCGCCGGAGACGGTAAGAAGCTGCATGTTGTTCTCGTCGCTCCGACTACCTTGCCGGCTGCAATGGTGACAGCAGCTAAAATGCTTGTTGTAGAATCAGGCGGAATGATAAGCGATATCGCTTTTGCTTTTAATCCCGGATCTGAGTACCAGGATCAGATTGTCGATGGGATTAACAGTGATGTAAAAACTGCAATTCCGGCCCTGCAGACGTTTGCAGAATGGGCGGACGAAATGGATATGCCTCTGCATGTTATCCTTGAGGGTCGCGGCATATCGGATACCCTGTCGGCCCTGGCAGACCTTAGAGCTTTGAAAAATTCCGGGAATGCGCTCTCGGCGCACAAGGTTAGTCTTGTTGTCGGACAGGATTGGATTTATGCGGAGACACTCTCGGAAAAAGGCAAAAAGTTCGCAGATGTGGGCAGCTTCCTCGGGGTCGTTGCTTCGCAGAACTGGAACAGGAATCCGGGCGAGGTGGAAACACAAAACCTTAGCAATGCGAGTCGGGGTATTTGGCTTGTGGGCGGCTTGTCGAATCACAAAAAATACAGCGAAATTTACGAAAGTCTCGCATCACTTGACGAGAAGGCTTACATCTTCCCGATACGCTATCAAGGTCTAAGTGGTTATTGGTGGAACGATGGGCATTGTTGCGCCCCGGTTGTGCTTGATGCTTCGGGAAAGATAAACCAGCACGCGATCTACTACAGCCATACGATGGACATGTGTAAACGGGCTTTACGTGCGGCATTTTTGCCGGAAGTGAAGAAGCCTGTTGATCTGGAAGGCGGCAAGCTGCCACAGGCTACTGTGGACTATTACAATGCGGTAGGTAATGCCGCCTTCGAGCGCCTGGCTGCTTCGGGACTTATATCTGATGGCTATACCTTTACTGACCCCGATAGCGATCTGCTGGTAGAAAAAGTCTTGCGTTTGCAGTTTGCGGTTATACCGACCGGCTGCATAAACGAAATTGTCGGAACTATTAATCTAAAAAGTAATTAAAAAATGGCACGCATACAACGAATGGGCGAAGCGTATTCCTCCGGAGATGTGGTTGTTTCCGTGGCGGGCATGTTCGACGTAAATCCATCTTCAGTGGAATACGGTTACAGTTATACGCACGAATACCAACGCGGCATCCGGCGGGATCCTCGCGCCTGGCGCATGGGAGCAAAGGAGTTCGAGGGAAGTATAACCCTCCCTTTGGACGTGGTCGCAGAATTTGAAAAAATTGCACCTCGAGGCGATATCGCAAAGATTCGTCCTTTCCCGATTAACGTCGTGTTTTTCAATGCCGAAAACGAAATGATACGCGACTTGGTCGTGGCTAAATTTCAGGGCAACAAGCGCAGCGTAACAACAGATGGGGAGCTTGAGAATCAGTTCGACTTGTTTATTCTCGACATACAGCTAAACATCAGATAAAGCTTCCGGAGGCTCAATCTGGGCTTCTGGTTATTTTTAAAAACCCTTTTAAATTTTTAAAATATGAATAAAGAAGCATTACCGCAAGGAATTACGGCGGAAATGATTGCTGAGGCAAAAGCCAAATACGGTGAAAATAATGTAAAGATCCTACTGCTTCCACTTGATGACGAAGGACACGAAACGAAGGGGGTTTTAGCCCTCGTGCCGAGTCGAAGCGTTGTAGGGCAATTTCGGCGCTGGGCTGATACAGATCCTAAAAAGGCGGATGAAATTTTAGTGAAAAACTGTCTGCTTTCGAGCAAAGACGAAGTGCTTGCAGATGACGGTTTGTTTTACGGCGCCCTGTCTGGATTGGCAGAGCTGATACCTGTTCGCAAGGCGATCGTAAAAAACTGCTAACGCAGCTTCCGGATCTGAAGCGGATAAAGGATCTGGGAAGTTGCGCAGATGAGGAGAAAATAGATGTTTATGCAGCGATGATTCGATTCTTTTTCAAGGAAGACCCCGATATCCTGAGCGATATAGAGTTCGCACGTCGTGTAAAAGAGCTGGTCTTTCTTGCTGAAGAGGGCTTTTTGAGAGGAATTAAATTATGAGATTCGATTTTACGGGACGTTATCAAGCCGCATTCGGCTACTTGCCTGCAAATGTAAGCAAGCGCCTCGATGCAGATGGTTTCGGAGAAATACAGTCTGATACCCCTTCCGCACTGGCTGTCTATCTGTCCGATTCCTCGACAGCTTTCGACGAAGTAAGGCTGCATCGCGACGTAAACGGGAGCAAGGAGGAATATCTCTTTGCTTACCGATCCCTGGCGGGTGAAGAAGGTAGTTATGCGGGTGTGTTTGCAACGCCTCCGGCTTTGAGCTTGAGTCGCCGCAAACGCCTCGTAGTAACGCCTGTCGATAAGAGCGACATCGAGGTTGTCGAGCGCTACGCTACAGAGCCATGGGAGATGAACTGGCGCGGCTTGCTCATTGATCTCGAAAATCATGAGTTTCCTCTCAGGAAAATGCAGGAGTTAAACCGGATTTTTGAAGTGAACGGGGTTTGGAATGTTGATTCTGAAATCCTGAACCGGGTTGGCGTGCAAGCTCTCTATATAAAAGATATTAATCTTGACTTTGTGGAGGGCTACGAAGACACGATCGCTTATACCCTTGTAACGCGATCTATCCGGCCACTTGAGTATCAGATTTTAAATCGGTAGCGATATGATGATTTTCTCGAATATGTCCTCGCGCGTAAGTCTCGGACGGGTTTTGTTGGAGCATATCTCGCGTGTAAGTATTAGCGAAAACATTCTCGAGTTGTCGAATACGGCAAAGATTACAATCCCGAAAGCTTATGCAAAACTGCTCGGAAAGTCGGTGCTGGAGCTGTTTGCAGTGGGCGACCCGGTTCGCATCGAGCTCGGTTATGACGATCGGCTGAAGCTGGAATTTTCCGGATACATACGCGAAATTGAAAGTGATGCTCCGGTTGTGGTACACTGCGACGACGAAACTTATCCCCTTAGACGGACAAACTACGTGCGCAGCTACCGAGATGCGAGTCTTCGGCAAATCCTTGCAGATATTATCCCCTCGGACGACATGAAGATCGACTGCCCGGATGTACACATCGGAAAGTATCAGATCGACAATGCGAGCGCTTTCGCAGTGCTTCAGGATCTGATGCGGAATTTTGGCCTGTACAGTCGTTTGCAGAATGGCGTTCTCCGTGTTGGGCTGGCTTACGATTTCGGGGAGCGCAGTGCTACACATAAGTATGAAATCGGGCGAAACGTGAAGAGTGTTGCTCTTAAGTACAAGCGCAAGGAAGATTATAAAGTCCGATATCGGGCTATTTGTAATCATCCGAACGGCAAGAAAACAGAGGTTATCGTTGGTAATAAGGAGCGCGATGCCTCGGAGCGCACCTTGAATTTTGCCGGCAACTTAAGTCCGGATCAGCTTCGGGAGCGAGCTCTGGCCGTGATGTCTAAAACAACCTACGATGGCTATTCGGGGAGCATATCCGGGTTTGGCGAGCCTCGTACCCATGCCGGAGATGCACTCGAGATAAGTGACTCTCTACAACCTGAAAGATCGGGGCGCTACCTGATAGAAAAAGTGGATATCAGCTACGATCCGGATGCGGGTTTCAGGAGGGAAAATACTTTGAGCTATAAAATTTGAGTTTTACGGCCTTTTTTCGGGTTTGTCGGGTACTTGTACAGGGTATCGGCAGATAATTAAAAACAGACGATTTTAAACGCAGTTTAAACGAGTAAAAAGAATATGAGTGTAGAGCGTGTTATCGAGGAAGCTATCAGGGTGCAGGTCGACCGGTTGCAGGTAAAGCAAATTTTGACCGGCACGGTGGATGAAGTGGGTAAAACAGCCTGTCGTGTGCTTCGCGATAACGCGCCTGCTCTCGAAGATGTTCGACTGAATGCTATAACGGGGGATCTGAGTAGCTTCGTGACCCTCTTTCCTGCCCGGGGCAGTAGCGTCCTGGTGGGTGTTATCGAGAATCTGCGCACCGAGGCTGTTTTGCTTCGCTGCTCGGAGGTGGAGCGCATAGAAATCTGTATCGGTGACCGAAAGGTTCGTATCAGCAAAGAGGGTATTGTTATCGACGAGGGTGGAAACAAGGGGCTTGTTAAGCTCTCGGAGTTGACGCAGAAATTAAATGCTATTGAGGCAGATATAAACAGGCTGAAGGCAACCTGTGCTGCTTTTGTCCCTGTTCCCATGGATGGTGGGGCAGCCTTCAAGCTGGCCCTGCAGCCTTGGGCGGCACAGCAGCTTCGCATAACACAAGAGTCTGAAATAGAAAATAAAAACGTAAAACACTAATATGCAGGGCATACGTATCGACGAAAACGGGGATCTGATCATCCGGACGCATCGCAACGAGGTGGGAGAAATTCAGAGCGGACTGCTTGTCGACGAAAACAGCTACCAGTGCGCTGCCTTGGTAGTGCTTTCGCAGAAAGGCGAGTTTAAGGAGTATCCAAGCCTTGGCTTCGGTGTCGAAAACTGGAAGCATAAGCCGCAAACCGACTCCGTCCGGCTGGCTTTCGAGAGCGAGCTTTCTATCGAACTGAAGGCTGCGGGTTTTCCGAGTGCTCGCGTACGGACAAACAAAAAAAACATGTTAGAATTTGATGTAGAACTATGAGAACGATTAACAAAATTATCATTCATTGCACCGCTACTCCGGCCGGTCGCCGGGTAACGGTTAAAGACGTGGATCGCTGGCATCGTGAAAGAGGTTTTAGCGGAATAGGTTACCACTATCTTATAGGTCTCGACGGGGAAGTCTGGAAGGGGCGCGAAGAGTGGAAAGTCGGTGCGCATACGGTCGGACAAAATCAAACGAGTATCGGTATTGCTTATGTGGGTGGGCTTACGGCTAACGGGCGGTTATCGGCAGACACGCGTACGGAGAAGCAGAAAGCTGCTCTCCTGAATCTTATATGCGCTCTTGTGCAAAAATACCCAGGTGCGAATGTATTTGGACACAATGATTTTGCAAACAAGGCCTGCCCCTGCTTCGATGCAAAAGGCGAATATGGAGATCTGAAATAATGTGGTACGAATTTATATCGCTCGTCTTAAACCTCCTATTGGGGGGCGGGCTGGTTGTAACCCTCGTTACCCTGCGTGCGACTCGCAGGCAGGCGGATGCCAACGCCGAAAAGGCGGCCGCGGATGCGGTATCTACCGAGCTCGAGAATGTCGGATCGGCTATCGAAATATGGAGAAAGCTTGCAGAGAATCAAACCGAGCAGTATAACAAGGTTTTGGAAGAGCTCGACAAACTACGCCGGGAGGTAAGCCGGCTAAATCGCATAAACTCCAAAATTGTGAAGCTGCTCGATAAGATTACACATGAGAACATGGAGATTATTGTAGAACAGATAAAAAAAGAATTGCAGGATGAAAACAATACTACACTGCCTCGCTCTCGCGATACTGCTCCTGACCTCTTGTAAAACGACCCGGCGAACGATAAAGAGCGAATCGGAGGAGCGTGTTTCAGAGCAGATCGACCGATCCGGAGACCTCATTCGCTCTGCTATCTTGGATGTGCAGATGGATATAAACGATAGTATAAAAATCGATGAAATAATAGATCTGAATTGTACTTATACGAAGTTTAGCAAGCCCGATTCCGCAGGGCATCAGTATATCGAGGAGACAGGACGTTTTGAGGGAAGAAGGCAAAAAGCTACCGAGTCGGGACGCTCTCTAAAGGCAAAGAGCAGATCTATGGAAAATGTAAAAGAGCATAGACGGGAGCGGGGGAATATCAAGAACAAATACACAAACAAGGCTATTGAAGAAGAAAATTTTCGGGCATCCTGGTGGAATTTGTTTATCCCGATTGTCGCCTCCTTGCTTGTTGTTTTAATAGTAATTCATTTCTTTTTCAAGTCGTAGGATGAGCATTAAAGTACTGCAAAGTCAATCGCTTATCGATTTGGCGATACAAGAGGCCGGATCGGCAGAGGCAGCCTTTGCGCTCGCAGCACAAAACGGGCGGTCGATAACCGACGAACCCGCTACAGGCGAAGAGTTGTTGTCGGTTCCTGTTTCGGATCGGGGAATACGGGATTATTATGCAAATAAAAACCTTCGCCCGGCGACAGGGCTATGGGCAGAAATCGTTACCCCGGAAAAGAGGATTTTTACAAAAGAGTTTAACGCTATATTTTCGTAAGGGAATGACTGTAAAAGAGATAAAAAAAGAAATAACGGATGTTTTTATATCCAACGAGGCTGTAATAGAAAAATACGGACTTCAGCCCGGTAAGAGCTTCGAGGAACAATTTTCGATCGTGAGTTTCGAGAGCATATTCTTCTATGTGCTTGCTTTTGTCTTTTGGGCGAGACAAGCTTTGTTCGAGGCGCATGTGAAAGAGATTACAAACCTGATCGACAACCTGAAGCCACACAGCCGTCGCTGGTACGCTAATAAGGTTTTGGCTTTCCAGTACGGATTTAAGTTACTTCCCGGAAGCGATACTTTCGACAACAGCGGGCGTAGCGACGAGGAGATCGAGGCGAGCAAAATAGTAAAGTTTGTTTCAGTGCGGCAGCAGGACAGGCGTTTGCTTATCAAAGCGGCACGGGAGGAGAACGGCGACCTGGCTGCACTGCTGCCCGAGCAGCTTACAGCCCTGACAGCATACATGGAAGACGGAGGAGTGAAAGATGCAGGGGTGTTCCTCGAGTTCCTGAGCGATGCTCCGGAGCAGCTTAAACTCCGCATCGATATCTACTACAATCCTCTTGTCCTTAACGCGCAGGGCGCGCGTATCGATGGGACAAAAGAAACTCCTGTAAGCGATGCGGTACGCAACTACCTTAACACAATCGAATTCGACGGAAGTGTCGTGCTGGCTTATCTTACCGATGCTTTGCAGAATGTGCCGGGTGTTATTATTCCCCATGTCGCGTATGCGGCATACAGGTATGGAAGCCTCGAATGGATGCAGTTCTCTGTACTCCGGCAGCCGCAATCGGGCTATATGCGCATCAAGGACGAAGACTTAACAATTAATTACATACCTCGTAATGCAGCGCAATGATGAGAGTTTTTAATGTCGATTTTGAAAAACTGCTTCTGCTGCTTCTTCCGAGCAGCATCCGGAGGCCTGTTGTCCTGGCTTTCCTGAAAGCTGCAATAGCTCCGATTGTACGGGAGAAGGCTCTTTTTGACCGTGTGCGGCGTGATAATCTTTATCGACTTGGCATTACACCACAGGTTTTTTCTCTCGAAAAGATGCTGAACGACCGCTATGATCCTTATATGCGTCGCATACGGATTGAAAACGGATATCTCGCTAAACAGGAATACATTTACCGTGCTGCAGAAAGCAAACCCGTCTATTTGCATCGAAAAACGGAAGGAAAGCGCTTTTGGTTGCGAACAGACTTGGAAAACCGATCCGGAGGCATCGATTTCTTTGTAAAAATACCAGCCTCGCAGGAGCTGCCTCGGGCGGAGCTTGATGTACTCATCGATATGTACAAACTCGCAGGAAAGAAACACTCAATTAAATTAATATAATCATGATACATAAAGGTTTTGATTTTACACAGCTGGGAGGATTCCCTTTTACACAGGATACGCTTGCGCTTATGCAGGATGCCGGGGGAGACCTATCTGCCGCCATCGCAGCGCTCGTTGGCAATAACGTAATTATCACGGGGGTGGAACCTCAGGATACGCAGCTTACTCCGGGATGGATTGTTTATCAGGAGCAGCTTATACCTTTCGCGGGCGGCGCAAATACGGGATTTATTAAAGTTGTTGAGAATAAAACTCGATTAACTTTTGAAGATGGAGTGTCGAGAGAGGTGCAGTTCCAAAAGGTTGCTGAGCCGAATCTTAGCGGTATTGCGCTTCGGGATTTTAAACGCCTGAGGCCTTATCGGGAGATAAGTTCGCAGTTTGGACGACAGGCTCGCTTGATAAAAACTGACAGCGAGGGCAATTTTTTTAAAATCGTCCGCATGCTCGACGACATGGTGCATGTTGAAGCAAAAATTAAGCTCTCTGCTGAGGAGCTGAACGCCGGAAAGGATTATAAGATCGAGGGTCTTCCTTTTTCTTTCGGGCAAGAGGACGACAATCTGTCGTACCAGCTCGTTCTCGTACCCGGCACCAACAAGCCGCTTGCAATTTATTGCAAGATTCAGGCAGAGAGCGATTTTATTCGTGTCAGGGGTATAGATATCCCCTCTATCATACAATCATTTGACTCCGAATGTCATATTGTTTTTTCGGCGATGTTTTTCGTGGATTCTACTGAAGAATAAAGAATTATGGCTACAATTGAACAAGCAAGAAAGAAATGGCAGCACATCGGCTCCCGAACGGCCGAGGGAAGCATTACTCCGTCTATGCTGGACGAGGCCGGACAGCAAACGCTCAATGCAATTGAGAGCGCTGTGCCTCAAGTTGGGGGCAGTGGAAACTGGGTTATAAATGGACAGGATAGCGGTGTTAAGGCTACTTATCCGCTGTTGCAGGATGCCGGAGATCGGGAGGATGCGGCCATGTCGCAACGTGCTTGCACGGCACTCTTTGCTCTTAAAACACAACCTCCCAAGCCAGATGTGGCGGACGTAACACTTAGCTCCGAGCATCCTACTTATGCTCCTGAGGACGGGGGCCCGCAGCATGTAAGCATTTGGGCGCGCGACGAGGGTTGTTCCGTATCGCTGCCGGAGCTCTCCGCATCCAAGCAGGTAAATTTTACTATCAGAGAAGGGAGCAAGAACATAACAATAAAGGGCGTTTCCTATCCGGCTCTTTTGACTGTCTTTTGCCGCTACAACCGAGTTCGAAACGAATGGACGGTTACCAATACGCTTACAAACAACATCGTTAACTTGCCCGTTGATGCGGATAACGTACGAGTGAAAAAAATGCTTTCCGAAAATGCGCCTATTACGCAAATTGAGGGTTTGTTTTACGAGCATCCGGGTGTCTCTGGGCTGCTCCCCGGCGAGCTGATTTTTCTGTCTGCACAAAACAGTAAAAGCGAAATAGGCGTGTACAGTTACGTGTCCGGGAATACGATACAACGTGTTTTCTCAGGTACGCAGCTGGATGTTGTTCGTGTCGATCAGGGTGGTGTGTTTTATTCACAGTACGACGGAAAGAATCTTGACTCCTTGCGTTTTATTCAAATACCGGGTAGCGTAAATCTTGACAGTATGCTGCTCAAGATTGCGCAAAACCTCTCACAAGAAGAAAAAGCGCAAGTGCTCGTGAACCTCGGCATGACCGAGGAAGTCGCTTACCTACGCAGGCAAATAGCGCGTTCGGTGAAGAAACAAACAACTTCATCGAATGACAATCATCTGAATATAAGCCTGAACGTTGATCGGCAGCGGCACGTAAATACTTCTGCAAGCACATCGAGTGGAACTCTCATTGCATCTTTTGTTCCCGATCACGATACACAGACGCTTGTAACATACGTGAATAATACCGACACAACAAAGACGCTTGTTATCCCTAACGGATCTTCGAAGTGGTTCGGTGAGAAAACGATTAACTACACGTGGATCAACTTAACGGACGATGCAAAGATTGTCGTCGATCCCGGCAAGGATGTTGAAATTATATGCGTTGTCGAGAAACTGCCTGATGCGAGCAATGGGGAAGGTAATGTTGAACTAAGGATCACTGCTAAACCAAGGACGATATGAATGTAGCTGTAAGAAGAAGGCATCTGGGGAGTAGTTATATAGAGCTAACTGCAACTACAAAAAAGAATGTTGTTATAGAATTTGAGGTTAACGGGTGTAAAAAGGTTGATTGGGGGGATGGTGTGCATGAAAAAAACTCTACTATTAATACAACAAGCACATTAACGCACGAATATAACACAGATAAAGTTAGAACTTTAAAGTTTTATGGAGATTTAATAGTATTTGTTTATAAAGAAACGAAGGCTCTAACAATTTCCTCTATAAAGTTTATTGGAGTTAAAAGTATAAATTATTTGAGGCTTTCTGGCTCTAAAATACCAAGCATTGATATTTCGAATCTTACGGAGCTTAAAAAATTATTTCTTGCAGATTGTCTTCTAACAGAAATGAATTTAAGTAATAATACAAAATTAGACTCTGTTTATTTGCAAGGAAACAGATTGACAAGTATAGATGTTACAAATCTACCGGATTTAGAAATTCTTTCTATTTATTCTAATCGAATAGGGCCTACCGTTAATATTCACAACAATAAAAAATTAAAAACTCTTTGGATTCAGCGTATGCAATCAATGAAATCAATAGATTTATCAGAAAATTCGTTGATTTCTAACTTGGCAATGACAGATTCGGGGTATCAGGGAACAGTTGATTTGTCAAACTTGACGGAACTTGTTGTTTTTCAGGCGTATGGTTGTACTGAGATTGACAATTTTATATTAGGGGAAAATGTGGTTTATAACAGGATGGTTAAATTTGCCATTTCAGACTCAAATGTGTCTGAAATAGACCTCTCCAAAATGACGAACTTAACCAGCTTTTCTTCTTGGAATTGTAAAAATATTGTAAACCTTGATTTTTCGCAAACTCCCAAAATTGAGGAAATAATTATAACAAATTGTTCTCTTCCTACGATAAACGTTGGGTCTTGTACGAAATTAAAATCATTAAGAATTTCTGGAAATCCATTGACAGACTTTATTATTCCTAATAATGTTGAAACATTAATTGTTGGTAAGCAAGACAACCTTCAAATGACTGATTTTGATGTTAGTAATTTTGAAAAACTCAGAAGGTTTGATTTCGGAGCAAAAGAAACTCGTGTATCGTTGCCTTTTTTGGTAAACAAAAGGTCTATAAATCCTCGTTCGGACTACGAAAGTGATTTTGTTTTGTGTTTAGGAAAATTCATTTACGACAAGGATGTAGCAGCAATTAGTGAAAATGATATTCCTATGGCTGTACGATATATCGCCGAAAAAGTGAAAGAGTTGTCTTTGTATCAATATCCTCAAATGTTTCTTATAGGGAGGAAATTGACAGTACAAGAAACAAGAGATTTATACGAAGAGGTAAAAACTATTTTTTATAATACTATTATACTGTGCGGACAAGAAAGTGCAGCAAACATATTCCCATCATCTCAATTTGAAGTGAGTTTCTTGTCTGGACAACTATACGAATACAAAGAAAGTTTTTCTGTGAAATGTAAAGCTGATGCTGAGTTTTTCATATACCCTCAGTCAAACGGGAGTTTGCGGTTTGACAAAATGAGTAGAGTTTTGTACGAAAAAGGAACTATAAAAACCAAGGGGGGGGCAAAAGCAATAAAAAAACAAACTCTGCCTAATAATGAAATAGAGTTAGAGGTAGCTTTAGAGGTAACAGATAAAAGAAATTATTGGAGGATCGGAATATTTGAAAACAAATATCAATCCGAAAGTGATCAATATGTGAGCAAAGTAATTGGTGTACAAAGAAAAGAGCAATGAAAAAATATTACTATTTACACAAAGAAGAAATATTCGAGCTCGAAGCTTCTCTTCCGCCCGGATATGCGGTGTCACAGAATGTCGAAGATCAGGAAACACATTACGTTCTGATAAGCAATGCAGAAGCCGAGCGCCATTTGCGAGAAGAATCCCCGGATGCTTCAGTGGAGCTAACGGCAGAACAGCGACGCGAACAGGAATACGAACGTCGCATACCGCGACACCTGCTCGATGCTTATATAAGCTACCTCGCAGAGGGAAAAACTGATGAAGCCGATACGATCGCACGGCAGATCGCCGAAATAAAGCAAGAAATCCGGCTTGAAATTCCGGATTAGGGGTGCAATGCTGTTTAAAGAAAAAGCCCTCTTGTGAGGGCTTTCTTGTTATTTTACTATAAACTTGCCGGATGTGTTTCCATAGCTGTATAAGTAGCTTCCGGGGCTGTAGCCTGAAATGTCGAGCCGGTAGCTGCCGCGGCCGGATGGGAGTATAATGCGTTCTACAAGGCCTCCGTGGCTGTTGGTTATCTGCATCTCGACAACATTATCTACGTCGTATTCGATACTTACCATGTCTCTTGCCGGCACGGGATAGGCTTTCCCGTTTTTCTTTACAAATACGGGCTTGGTGCTGTTCAGGCGCCCTCCGATAGCATAAACCCGGTGGTCGTATATGAGCTTTCCGCCTTTTTCCGTAGTTTTTACTGCTACGAACTTCTTGCCGTAGATCAAGGGTTTATATTCGTCAAAATGTATCCGGACAAACTCGGTATCTCCAAGGCGAAGCTCGTATGTCCGCTTTCCGGATAACATTCTCTCTACTATAAGCTCATATCCTAACGTTAGTCCAAAGTATTGATAGGATGCGCCTACGATTCGCTCGTACTTTCCGAGTTTGTTGTATGTGTCGATGATATTGAAATCCGCATCGTATATCTCTACCGTCCCATCTGCCTTGTGCATGTAGAAGTTAGAACTGTTGACGATCGGCATGAGGCCGTCGCTCCCGCCTTTTATTTCTTTTAGCAGGTCGCTTGCCTGCAGTTGTAGTTGAGAAACAAAAAGGGTAATGGCGGCAAAAAGTACTAATTTTTTCATATTCTTTGTTTTTTAAGTTGTTATTAAAAGCCGTTTAAGGATTTGGAAGCAGTCCTTCTTTTGATATGTTTATTTCTGCCCCGAGGGCTTTACATATCTTATCGAGGGTTTCCAGGTTTGCGTTTGCGCTTCCGTTCTCGATCGCGCTCAGGGTAGTCTGGCGGACGTTTGCGAGCTTAACAAGCTCTGTCTATGCCTTGTATTGTGCGCGGGTAAACAATCTGTGCGCCTATTTTTTTTCGCTGTATTCATGTTTTTTTTGTTTTTTCGCTGTAAATATGCGGTAAAATATGCTGTTTTTAGCGATAAAGGCACATAGATTTAGTTTAAATTAACAATGTGCGGTATCGAAGCGCTTTATTAGCCTATACACCGAGCTGCTGACCCAAAGGCATTTGGTTGGCGTTCGAAGGCCGTATCGGTTAAGCATTTCGGCAATCGCTTTGTAAGTTTTACCCTCTTCCCGCAGTCGCTTTGCAACTCGGAAGGACATAATATTTTGAGGGTTTGTTAGCGACTGCATCTTTCTTGCAAGTGCACCCGCCCGGGCGCGCTTTAGCTGCTTCTCCTTCTGCTTTTTCTCGCAGTAATTTTTATGCGTCCACCGCCCTAATTTTACGCCCTTGGCTTTAAGCTGCGCGAGGGCGGCCTTGGTGCGTATGCTTATCTCAAGCCTCTCTTTTTCCGCAAAAGCAAAAAAGAGGGTAAGCATAAATTTGTCCGCATTCCTGCCTACATTACAGAAAAATACCCGCTCCGGAGACATTTCCTCGACAAGTTCGAGCGCCTGCCGCGTGTTGCGCAAACGGTCTGTTTTTGCAATAACGAGTACAGCGCCCTCGCGCCTTGCATGCTCTTTAGCGAGTTGCAACTGCGGCAGGGCGTCCGTATTCTTGCCGCTTTTTACCTCCTCGTACCAGCGCAGAATGTCGGAGCTGCGCACATTGTGCTTTATTATCTCCTTTTGCGCTTCGAGGCCGAGGCCGCTGCGACCCTGGCGCTCGCTCGATACTCGTATGTAAGCTATGTATTTCATTTTAACTCCATTGCCCCGCCCGCAAGGGGCGGAGCTGGTGCGATTAATAGATTGCGATACCTTCGCAGCCGACAATGCGACCTTCCGCATCGCGGATTTGTTTTCCGGGAACGAAAATGTCTTTGCGGCGTGGGTTTTCTTCGAGCGCGGCCTTGGCAGTAATTGCAGAAACTACAAGCAAAGTGTCTTCCTGCTCCTCGGGGAGGTCGATAACCTGCCCGAATGTGGTGCGAAACACGGGGATTGCCCCGTACCCGGTAAGCTCTGTTCTTACCAGTTTGGAGGTTTCACTTACGCGGGCGATGCCCGAAGATTTAATTTCTACGCTGTTAATGTTAAGCGTGTGCGGGGTTAAATTTAAAATTTTCTTCATTTTTTTATTATTTAAATGGTTAATAAATTCCATGTATGGTGCGATTAAAAATTACAGTTGTAATAGCGGAAATTCTCGCCTGCCCATTTGTCGCGGTACCCGATTTTCAGGTGGGGATAAGCGGATGCGACAAGCTCTAAGTTTGCCAAGAGAGTTTCCCTGTTTGGCTTTCTCCAAGCTACCCCCTTTACAGGATTGTAGCCGCGGACAGTCCAGAAAACTTTGCTTATATCGTTGTTTAGCGATATAAGCTTGGCGATTTCGAGCATGTCGTCGATGGTGGTATCGGAAAACACGCAGGTTCTAACATCTACGAGTATGCCGCATTCTTTTGTTAGAAAGCTTTGCACGCGCAAGGAGTTTTCTAACATTTTTTGCCCAAGCGCGGGGGATGCCAGCCCCGCCCTCTCGGAGAACTCCGCCCCCGATGCGGCTTTGAGGTCGATTGCGGCGTATTCGAGATAGGGCGCAATCTTTTTTACAAAAGCCGGGGAGCTACCGTTGTGGGCGATGCTTATCTTTTCGCCCTTTTTTGCAAAAACGGTTTTCGCTATTGTGAGCGAGTCGTTTATGTGCATGCAAGGGTCGCCGCCGGACAGCCGGATGCGGTTGTCTGTTTCTAAAACAGACCTCAAAACCTCGTCAAAATGAAATTTACGAGAGGTATATATATTGCCTTTGTGGTCGATGTACTGTCCGTCGCGTTTGCAATAAGGACAGTGGAAGTTGCACGATCCGAAGGACAAGATGCTCATATTCTCGACTTTGCGAGAAAAAGCTTTGAGAAAGTGGGCTTTCCGGACTTCTCCGAGGGGGCGGTTATTGAAAGGGATTAGTTGCATATTTTTGCCCGTCAAGCCGATAGCGCAGCTTTTAGTTAATAGTTATAGTATTTAAATATCCATTTTTCTCCTTTTTTCTTTAGATATCCGGGTCTAAACCCGTCTTCGTCTACGACCTCAATTGGGCTGTCTTTATCTGAGGATAGTAGAGAGTAAACTGCTTTACAGCCTTTTAGATGATATTTTTTTATCTGATTTTCAGATAAAAAATCATCAATTGATTGATATGCTATCGTTCTCATAAAATTATGCACTAAGTTCGTGTCGTGCGCAACTTTAAGTGTGTTATTTCAAAGATTTGTTGTATTTTTCTACCGCATCATCGACTGCATCACAGAGCAGTATGTCAAGCTCAGAGAAATCGTACCCGTCTTCATCTTTTGTAGCGAGGCCTCTTTTTACGAGGTCATCGCATTCTTCTTTTGTCGCATCTCCTTTGACGAATCCATCTCCGAACTCGTGTAGAGCTGGAAGATCGTATTTGTCGTAGATTTCTTGCAATTGATTTAGATATATCTCTTCAAAAGCATTCGTTTCTTCGTTGTTGATGACATTTCTTTTAGCGTTATTCATTCTTTCGATAAAAAAGTAAATCATATTTTTTTTGCCCGATATTACACCGTCGTTGCCGCGTTTAGTTTTTAAAATTTTGGGTGTACAAATAATCCTCTTAAATACTCAAGAACGTTCTTGAGCGTTGTTTCACTTAACTTGTCAAGGTCCTCTTTACAGCTGATAAAGAAACAGCCCGCGGGTGCCATCATCAGATCTGTTTCAGAGATGTGTTTGTCTTGAATTGCTTTTAATATTATTTCTTTTGTTGTCATTTTCTTTTTTGCCCGATATTGCACCGTCGTTGCCGCGTTTAGTTTTTGTTTTAATTTGATGATGCAAAGATAAAGCGATAACTTTAATCTCGCAAGTCTTTAATTAACTTTTAACTTTAATTAATAATGTGAGCTTTTAGGCTATCGCTTTAATATGCTACTTTTGCATCAAGTTAATAAACAAAAAATGGGA